GAGAATACACAATACTGCATAATAGTAGAAAATTTAGTAGACGCTTCTGGAAATATAGTTCCTACAGAAGAAATAGAATTTACGTGGTCTGGTTGTGGAGCAACTCCAAATACAACAGAAATTACAGATCCAACTCTAACACCAGTTTTAATTCAAGATAAATCAATTAAAACAGATATTGACGTAAGTTATCAGATCCTTGCAAAAAATCCTTTATTTTATATTGTAGAAACAGATCCAGCAGACGGAGAATTCTATTTATACAATGATTATAATAATGGAAGAGTTATAATAACATTTAATGATAGACCGGCTTCAAACTTTTTGAGCAACAAATATTTTACTTGTCAAAGAAAGTTAGTGCAAAGAGCCCCATCTAGATGGGAAACCGTCACATGTCAAATAAGTATGCATTCGTGGAAACCAGAAGTTTACATAGACTTCCCATCACTAGATGATGCAACTCCATCATATTTTACTGAAGATAAAAATTATTTTGAAAAAGGTTATAAATATAGAATCAAAATATCAAAAGATATAGGTATTTAATTATGGCTAATTTTATTTACAAAAAAGCTAAACAAGCTTTATTAAATGGAGATATAGCAGTTGACACCAATGATCTTAAGGTATTACTCGTAAACACAGCAACATATACATCAAATCAGAATTCTGACGAGTTTGTTTCAGATATTGCATCATCAGCAATAAAAGCAAGATCAAATGCGTTAGCAAATAAAAGTACAACTAATGGAGTTCTCGATGCAAACGATGTTCAATATGAGGGTTATTCTGGAGCTGCCTTTGATGCAATTATCCTATATCAGGTTGGGACCTCAGATGCTGATTCAAGATTAATATTTTATATAGACACTTCTGATGGCCTTCCATTTGAAGGCGCTAATAATTCATTAGGCGTTACTATAAATTGGAGTAACGATAGTAGTAAGATTCTATCAATTTAGGGGAAGAAATGGCAATTCAATATCCAGCAGCACTAGATAACTTAATTAATCCTAGTTCTACAGACACTCTTAATTCAGTTACAGTACCTCATCATCAACAGCATTCTGATCTAAATGATGCAGTTGAGGCAATTCAGACTGTTATTGGCATAAATCCAGCTGGATCACATCTAACGGTAAAAGATAGAATTATAGCCATAGAATCAAATGTTTCTACTCAATCAGTATTAAATGGTTTAACAGATGTTACTATAAATTCAGTTGGAACAGGTGATGTCTTGCAATATAACGGTTCTGCATGGGTCAATGCCACCAAGCAAAATTTAGTAGACGGAGGAAATTTTTAATTTATGTCTAATACAATTAGAATCAAAAGAAGGTCTTCAGGTACAGCTGATGCTCCCTCCAGTTTAGAGAACGCAGAACTAGCTTTTAATGAGGTTGGCGATGTACTTTACTATGGAAAAGGTTCTGGTGGCGCAGGTGGCACAGCTACTACAATAGAAGCAATAGGTGGTTCTGGAGCATTTACTACATTAACCACAAGTCAAACTATTACTGGAAATAAAACTTTTTCTGGAGTTGTAGTAGTTCCAACTCCAACAGCAAATGCACATCCTACAACAAAGTTGTATGTTGATGATTTAGTTGCAAATATAAATTCAAATATATCTAATGTTGCAACTTCTTTTACCGTAGCTGGGGATTCTGGTTCCAACCAAACGATTACATCGGGTGTAGATACTCTTACAATTGCTGGTGGAACTGGTCTAAGTTCAGTTGCAAGTAGCAGTGACACTATTACATTAAACCTTGACAATACATCTGTCACAACTGGTTCCTACGGCGCAGCAAACACAATCGCAACATTTACTGTTGATGCCCAGGGACGTCTAACTGCTGCAGGAAATACTACAATTAACATAAATGCTGGTCAAATTACCGGATTTACAGAAGACTCACAAGACGCAGCAGCAGCACTGTTTACTAACGCAACTCATTCAGGAGTTTCAGTTAGCTATGACGACGCTAATTCAAAACTAGCAATAACAAATCTTGGTGTAACGTCATTAACTGGAACTACAAACGAAGTTTCAGTATCAGCTTCAAATGGAGCAGTAACAGTAAGTCTTCCTTCAAATGTAACTATTTCAAACAACTTAACGGTTACTGGAGATTTAATTGTCAATGGTAACACTACAACATTAAACACAGCAACACTTGTTGTTGAAGATAAAAATATTGTTTTAGCAAACGCAGCATCACCAACAGATACAACAGCTGATGGAGCCGGTATAACAATACTTGGTTCAACAAATAAAACCCTTAATTGGGTTGATGCAACGGACGCATGGACATCATCTGAACACCTTAATCTTTTAGCTGGAAAAGAATTTAAAATTGGTGGAACTTCAGTATTAAATAATACAACTCTTGGTTCAACTGTTTTAAACTCAAGCCTAACATCAGTAGGCAACATTGCAACGGGAACTTGGAGTGCAACAGCAATAGCAGTTGCTTATGGTGGTACAGGGGCAACAGATGCCGCAAATGCTAGGGTTAATCTAGGCCTAGGAACAATATCTGTTCAAAATTCTAACAATGTTACTATAACTGGTGGCACCATTAACGGAATAACATTTGATGGTGGAACCTTCTAAATATTAAAAGACAGCGAAGGTTTTAAATGACAACTCCAAATATCGTACAGGGTCAAATAGCAATAGACCCTATTAATGGAATATTATTCTATAGAAACGATGCAAATACATTAGTAAATACTACCCTTCATTGGTCTCAATATGATTCCTCTACGTCATCTAATGCAGATGACATTTTGCTAGAAGCAAACTTAACTGTAGATGGAAATTTGATAATCAATGGAAGTCAAACTTCTGTAGAATCAACAACAGTCTACATACAAGATCCAATATTTACTCTTGGAGGAAACGCTGCTCCAACATCTGACGATAATAAAGATAGAGGAATAGAATTTAGATGGCATAATGGAAGCTCAGCAAAATTAGGTTTTTTTGGATTTGATGATTCAATTGGGAAATTTACTTTTATACCAGATGCAACAAACACAAGTGAAGTATATTCTGGAACAACTGGTGAATTAGTAGCAAAAGTTGATTGGTCAAATATTATTAACAAAGATACATTTGTTAATTCTTTAACTGGTACAACAAACGAAATAGAAGTAAGTTCAAATACAGGAAATATTACATTAAGTCTTCCAGCAACAATTAATGCTAATACAACTGGAACAGCAGCATCTTTAACAAACGCAAGAAACATTTCTCTTTCTGGAGATGTAACTGGAAATACGTCTTTTGATGGCTCAGCAAACGTAACAATAGCAACAACAATTGCAGCAAATTCAGTAGCACTTGGCACCGATACAACTGGCGATTACGTTTCCTCACTTATTGCTGGAACTGGAATTTCTTTATCTAATAATTCCGGTGAATCTTCAACTCCAACTATCTCAATAGGTCAACCAGTCGCCACAACAAACTCTGTAACATTTGCAAATGTTACAATAACATCAAATACTTCAACTAGTACTTTGTTTGTTGACAATATTGAAATAGACCCAACTGGGGCAACTTCTGATCAAGTACTTAAATATAATGGAACAAAGTTCGTTCCTGGAATAGCAAGTACTGTAGCAGCACTAAATGATTTAACAGATGTAACAATAGACGCAAACACTGTAACAAATAATCAAGTTTTAAAATATAACGGTTCAGCTTGGGTGAACAGTGCCGTACCAGCTGGTGGTGGAGTAGGAATAACTTATTCTTCAAATATTGGAGATGGATCTAATAGTTCTTACACAATTACTCACGGCTTAAACACCAGAGATGTTACCGTAATAACAAGAAACAACGCCTCACCATATGAAGTTATAAATGCTAGATGGGAAGCAGAAACGGCCAATACAGTCATAATAGATTTTTCTACTGCAATAGATTCTAACTCAATAAGAGCCTCTGTATTTGCTGCTGTTTCTGGAGAAGGATATGAGCCTGTTCCTGGACCAGCGATGGTTTCTTTAGACGACGCTGGAGATGTAACTATAAACAGCGTAACTTCTGGACAGTTTCTTAAGTGGAACGGTACAGCATGGATCAATGATGCTATTGATCTTGGTACCGATACAAATGGCAATTATGTTCAATCATTGGTTGCCGGTACGGGTATTACCCTCACTAACGGCACTGCTTCTGAGGGTGGTACTCCTACTATTTCAGTTACATCTAACACATATCAACCAATAGATGCTGAGTTAACAGCTATTGCTGGATTAACGAGCGCAGCAGATAAGCTTCCATATTTTACTGGATCAGGAACAGCATCTCTAACAAATTTAACAAGCGTAGCAAGAAGTA